TGATCTCGCGCATCATTTGCGTGTAGACCTTATCGCGTTCGCCCTTCTTGAGATTAAGCCTGCTGAGAGCCTCTTCAACTTCGGGCGTCATGAACCGAGCGCGATAATCCGCGTTGAGCTGATCAAGCTGAGCCTGCACTGCCATCTGCTGGTCATAGATACCTTGTGTGGCAGCTCTCGCCTCAGCAGCACGATCCTTGATCAGTTGCCGGTCAGTCTCCGAAACGATAACGTCAGCGAAGTTCAGAGAGTTTTCGCTCTGCTCGGCTACCAGCGCTGCGTTTTTCGCTGCTTCGAGCTGCGCACCAAGTTCATCTACCTGACCCTGAAGGTTCTGCGCTGTTTTGCGGTTAACACCGCCCCAAATATTATTGAGGTCACCAATGATGCCCTGCCACATGGCAGAGTCTTCGTCATCGTAAGCGTTATCAAGGCGGGCCTGGGCGCGGGTGGTCATCGTGTCTACATTCTCGAGGGTGATGTCTTCACCATTCTGATACCGTGTAAACAGGTCTTGAATTTGACCAACATCCGTCAGCCAACTGCTACGGCGTTCAAGCTCATCGTAGAGGCTCTTCCACTCGTCAGCAGCAGAGACTTCTTCCCCGTTAACGTTGAACTTGTAGTTGTTTTTCCTCGCGTCGTTATAGTATACCTGCGCGTGGGTCATCAGGTCAAGAATATCTGCGAGCTGTTCCTCATTGCTGGCATACTTGCGGGTAAGGGCACCAGCTGTGTCGTTGAATGCCCAAATCTGCCGACCCATGTTAAATTCCGCTGCCTTCTGAAGATAAGACTCATCGGCATCTTTGCCCGGGTCAATCGCATGAATGTTCCTGTCTTCATAATCAACAGGCAACGTAATATCGTCGATGGCTTTCTGAAGCGCTGAATCATCGCGTCTCACAGATGGGGACAACATGCTTGATCCCCATGCAGATGGGTTAAGTCCGCCGTCGGCATATACACCGGCTCTTTGCGGAGTCCCCCGCTGAGAGAATGTTCCAGTCAGCTGTTTTGCAGCGCTACTTATCCCACTTCCGAAGCGGGCGCTTGAAGAAGACCCGGCACTTTTCGCTGAAGCGTGTCTTGCCCCTGCGGCAATAGCGGCCTTCGCATTCGAGGCCGCTTTGCTAACGTTCTTTGAGTTTTGAGACGAGTTCCCTCTTGCCGCACTGCTGGCTGAGGTTTTTCCTGCAGACGAGCCGGAGCTTACTTTGGCTGCACTGCCTGCATTGCTTGCCTGTGCGCTGGAACCGCTATTACCTGCTCCGGATGTCGTAATTTCTTTTACTTGAGCCATACTTGTCCTCCGTTAATGGGACTTGCTGCTGTTACCGCCGCCGCTGTGTCCGAGTCCGTCGTGCTCCGCGGTCCAAACTGGTCTCCCGTTAATCCAGTAATCCGCGTTGATGCCGCCACCACCACCGCCGCCTTCAGAGGGAGGCGGCACATAGTCCGGTGCCTCTCGTCCGGTGATCTGCTTGTACCGTGCCGCATCGATCACGCCGGTGTTGTACGCCAGCTCTGGGTTCGAGCCAATCCAGAACTGCTGCATAGCCCTCGCCTGATCCGGCCCGTACATCTGCTCGTACCCGGTGAAATTGCCAAAGCTCGCCATAGCCGCTGCGTTCTGATCAAGCCATGTGTTCTGTTTGTTGTAGTTGTCCAAAAGAGCTGCGGCTGTCTTGTAGTCGTTCGCTGCCACAGCCTTGGCAATCTGGTTCTGGTAATCCGTCTTGAGCAGGTCTCTCTGTCTCTGGCTCTCCTCTGCCGCGAGCTGCCGCTGTTGGGCAAGCCTGCCCGTAGCTGTAGACGCTCCCAGCCCCAGCGACAGGGCCTGCTGTGACCCTGCCTGCCGGTTGAGGCCTCGTGCGTCAGCATAGCTGTCCATACCGCTCTGCGTCCGTGCCGCCTGCACACCGAGGTCCGCGTTTGCACTGCCGTAAGCGTTCTGGCTCGTTGTCGTTGCCTGATCCTGAGCGGTAACATTCCTGTTGTAAGCGTCGGTGAGGCCTTGCCTCTGCGTGCCAAGAGACCTATTCAGAGTGCTTGTTGCGTTGCTGTCATATCCCTGCTTGCGGGCATCGAACGCGGCCTTGAACTGGTTCGCGTCCGCTGCCTGCGTCTTCATGTCGGGGGCGGTCGTAACCGCTGCCGGCGCGGGGATCGCTAAATTTTTCTGTTCTTCAGCCATCGTCTCTTACCTCAATAGATAGACCGATACCCTTCAGTCGCGTCGTGCCCTGTCAGCTTCCTGTAATCGTCTGCCGAGATCATGCCGCTGCGGAAGGCGACTTCCGGATTCTGCGCAATCCAGGTGTTTCTCATCTGATTCGCCTGAGCCTCGCCGTAGATGTCTTTGAGGTTCCCGAACTGACCGTAGTTCTGTGCCATATCCTGCGCCTGCTTTTCGTACCAGTCGCGGTTGGCGTTGAAGTTCTTGATCAGTTCCTGATCTCGCTTCGCGTCCGTGTCCGCTCTGGCGTTGACAAGCGCGTTGTTGTAGGCCGTCGTGAGGTCTGCAATCTTCTGGTTTGCATCGGTGATCGCTCCGGCTTCCTGACCTCTGAGCGCTCCGTACTGTCCGACGAACTGGTTCCGAAGCGCGTTCTGCTGCTGCTGGCCTGCCCCGCTCCCAAGGCCGCTCATCATGGCACTGAGGTTCGCGTTTCGCCGCTGCCGTTCGAACTGACCGGCAAGCGCGTTTGCCTGCGTCTGGTACTGCGGTGCGATCTTCTTCGCCGTCGCCTGCGCGTTGGACATGTTTCGGTCATAGTCCGCTTTCAGCCCAGCCGCCTGCGTCTCATACTGCTTTTCGTACATGTTGTTGATCTGCGCTGCGGACTCGTTCTGCCGCTGTGCAAAGGTTTCCTGTAAAGATGCCATCTGTCTCACCTCACTTGATAACTTCAACGCTGTAGAGATAGGAATGCCCGCCGACCGAGCCAGGTGATCCTCTGCCGCCGAGGTTCATTGCGAATCTGGCTACCTGATTGATGCCGCTCACGTTGGCGACTGCTGTTCCTGATCCTCTGATCTCCCAAGCTCCGGCGTGCTGAGAAACGAGTGTCAGAATAGACCCGCCTCCATCGTTTGCAATATAAAGCTCAAACCACGCATCATAGCCGGTTCCGGGTTCTGAGCCAATGTTATATGCATATTCGATCTTGACCGTGCTGATGCCGGTCAGATCGATGGACCCGTACGTCCGTGCGATACGCGTTCCGTTGGCCGGTACTTGAAGATGCACTTGGTTCGATTCGGCGCCATCCGTCCAGCCTCCCGCAAAGCCTTCAGCGTAAGCCCCTCGGTTATACAGATAAATATCGCTCGGGAACGTAACAGTGGCAGACTGCCCACCGGCGAGAGTAACGCTTCGGACTTGCGTGATCCCGTTGAAGGTTGCCGTGATGGTCCACGTCCCTGTTCTCGGTAGCTTAAACTCCGTTGTTGCTCCGGTTCTGGTGATGCTGAGATTCCCGTTCGTAGCCGTCACTGTCGCGCTGTTCATACAGTTGACGGTGAGGAAGCATAGCACCAGCTCCGCATTCGTTTTACCTATCACGATCTCACCTCACTTGGCGTATCCGGTCTGTCTCACCCGGAATTCCACATCTGTCACCGTTACCGCCGGTTGCTTGTCATCCACCGAAAGCAAAAGTCTGTAGAACACGAACTTCTTGGCCTTGAGCTTTGTCTTGGCCATAAAGGGCTGGCCTTCGATTTTGGCCTTCTTTGAACTCACGATCTTCTCCTTGAACGTGTTTTTTCGGTCGGTGAGCAGGCACACGTTCACGCTTGTTCCGTCCTCCGGCTTCAGGCCAACCCACATGCTCGAGGAATACTTCCGCATGTTGGCGGCTCCGAAGTCGATGGCTCCGGATTCCCACTCGGCCTTTATCGGATAGCCCATATCACCCAGAGAGTCATAGGTCAGTCTTGCAACCAGGCCGTCGCTCGTGCCGTAGATCACTTCGCCGTGGAAGTTGCACATGCACACCGCGTCGATTCCCTCGTACCGATACCAGGTGTCCGTCACATAGTTCCAGACGAGGGTGACTTTGTTCTGTGACAGATAGAACTCCTGCCCGTCGTTGTCATCCCACATGCAGCACTTTGTGAGATCAATCTCTTTAATGCTGCTCTGGATGCGGTCGGAGATACGCCGTGCCTGCCGTTCATCCCGTGAAAGCGTGGAGGTGTAGTAGCTGGAATTGATCCAGTGATACAGCTCGCGTTCTGAACAGGTCACCGGGTTGTTGTCCACCAGTCGAACCTGTCCCGGTGCGACGTTGCCCTTGTCCCTATTGACCGGCGTACAGTAGATGGACACCGTGTCGCTTCCGCTTGCCAGTTCCATACTGCTCTGCGTGATGGCCCAGGTGGAATCCGTCTTGTAGCAGACCAGATCACCGTAATGCCGGATCATCGACGTGATGGGCGTGTTACTATCGCCTGCGTGAACCTCGTACTGATCCGGGAAATAGTCCGCTCTCGGCATCCCGTCATAGTCCATCCCGGAATACAGCGCCCGGTTGCTCCCGTCGCCGTAGATGTAGACCATGTTGTCCGTCGGGCCGGAGAAGAGTTCGGCGAACCGGTTCCCCGTCACCTGCGCCCGATAGTCAACATCGGTTTCCACAAAGTAGCATACTTCGTATGTGTTCACTCCTTTGAGCGGTGGGTGGTAAGTCTTGGTGTCTGTCGATACGTCATAATCATAGAGGGTGAATGTGATCGTGCCTGCTGCCTGATCAACTTCATACTCTTTATCCGGGCCTTCGCCAATCAAGTCGCGATTCGAGCCAAGGTCTCTTACGTGGCAACCGCTGGGCCAAGCGATTCCGCTCTCCGGAAGCTGAAACACATCACGCTGCCCATCCGGAGAAAGCCATACCCTGCGAAAGTTGGTCAGCCGGTTGACGTATTCGCCAGTGGTCTCGCCGCTGGAAGGGTTTCCCTTAACTCGCGTCCAATGCTCTTCTGTCCAGGCCTCTGGCGTGGTAATCGCCGTAACGCACTGGTAAACTTGCTTCTCATAAATGCAATAATCGTCGACATCGTAAGTCGCCGTCACATCATATGGGTTTTCGATCACCGGTCCGATAGTGATAGCCACAAGTGGAATATATCCTGCCACCGGAGACAGACGCGATCCGTTATAGACGTAATAGTCGGTTCCATCCAGAATGTAGACGTCTCCGCCGAATGGGAAGAACGTCACTCGTCCGCTCGTATCGATTTCTCCAAGCGGAGCCCGTATCATCACGTCCCGCTCTTCATCGTACAAACTCCACACCCAGCCGTTACAAGCCGCGAGCAGTTTCTCCTTCCCATGCACAAGTCCGGCCCACAGACCGGCTACCGGAGCTGTGTCCTGGGCCTCCGTTGTAACAAGATAGCCGCTGAAATAATCCACCCCGTCAATCGTACTAATAGAGTTCTTGTTCAGCGCATATGGGAGTTCGTCCCACAAGACATAAAGATATCCTGTCAGATCGGGATCGTTTAGCGCTGCTTTCAGCTGTTCCAAGGTCATCTCTACGCCTGCCGTTGGAACCGCCAGAACGCCATCCTTGATGATCGGCTTCGTTATCACTTCGTCTTCAATAGACGCAGCGCCTACTTCTTCCTCTGAGGCCTCAGTAGAATACGTCAGTTGCCCGTTTCTGATGTTTGCGGTCGGTGCAAGCAGTGTGCCGTATTCAACGGATGCTCCTGTGCCGGTTAGTACGACAGTCCCCGGTACGGCTGATGCTGACGCCGATGTAAAGACTTCAAATGTTTTATCGGCTGGAATTCTTTCTACTGGAATCAGGCCTTCATGGGCAATCTTTAGCTGATAGTTAAGGTTCAGACCTGCTACAAACTCCGTCCCTGGCCTGCGCTTCAGGTTCCCGTCTCTGGTGATCTTCCAGTTGACCATCTTCGAGGCCTCGCCCAGCTTGAGTCTGGTGTCGCCGTCCGGGGCCTCGTTCAGTCCGCCCCATTTCTTGAGGCTGTAGATTTTCTCGTTGTTAGCGCCTGAAATATTCGCCATAGCTTCACCTACTTGAAGGCTTCTGCCCCGCCTGCGCTGTCCCACTTGATGGAGAGAACCGCGCCTTTGTTAGGAGCAGACGCGCTTGTGTACCCGCCGTTCTCTTCCTGCTTCAGGAGGTTGAACAGGATCGAGCCGCGCTTGCTGTCATTCGCTGCTTCCCGCACTGCCCAGCTCTTTCTCTTGAGCTTAGCGTAATCGAACACTCTGCGGTACTTGTCCGCTGCTTCGCTTTCTCCGTCGCAAAGCTCCGCAACCTCGTCCTCAAAGAGGCCGAGGCTGAGGAGCATCCCAGCGTAGTCGGGGAACACAGCATTCCCACATTCATTGAAGTATTCGTCTACTTTCTTCTTCAGGGTTTCCGGTGTGATCTTCTTTGTCATGTCAGCACCACCTTGAGAACTCGTTGTACGGATAGATACCGCCCTTCGGCCCATATACGTCCTCGATGTCCTCGCTCTCTGCGGGAAGTCCGCGCATGAGCGAGGCCTTGAGTTCGTCGTATCGCTGCTGGCAGTAGTTCGCCGTGCTCGGGTCCTCGTTCAGCAGCAAATGTGCCGCCAGCCCATAGGGCAGCACCGTCCCAGCGCAGTAATCGTCTAGGTCGATCTCCGTATACAAGTCTTCCAGACTATCTAACACCGGCCTGCGTCTGCTGCCCCACTCCTGATTAAGCCCGTGAGTGTCGCTGAAAGGATACAGCTCGTTTTGCAGGATGTTCAGAATCGCAAGCGTTCTATTGCGGTATTCGTCTGTGTCCTCGTATTTGTACTTCCCTTCATCAGAGAGCTCGTCCATGATAGTGATGGCTCTCTGGAAAACATCCATGCCGGTGATTTTACCGGTTGTCTGATATGCCATAAGTCACCTCACGTTCTGTCCGGCAGAATCGCGAACACCGTCGGAACCTCGATGCTGCTGCCCGGGTTAATCATGGCCCAGACCTGAACCGTGCCATCGCTCGGAACCTGGCACACCGGGGCGGGAACGTAGTTGATCACATGTTCCGGTTTGAAGCAGACCTGCACAAAATGAGCGGTGGTTACGCCCGGGCAGGAAAGTGTTGCCTTGTACGGATAGCTGGGATATGGACCGCTCACATCCTGCGTCCATTCGCTTGTCGGCACGTTCTGGAAAGCCAGCGAAGTCGTCCGCTTATCCCTGATGTTATTAAGAGTTGTCTTGTCCGCAGCGGACATAAGCCCTGCAGCATTTGTCGTGGCGTTTTCGTAGGTTGTATCGCTCTGCCAGTCGTTGATCCACCATGCACCGTCCGCGTATGTAAGCGATAACACACTGCCTGCATACCATGAGGCTCGCACTCCGCTTCCCGGAGGATTGGCGGTATAACGCATAATCGGAGCTGCCACTGCTCCCGTAGTCCCGATCATCAGGGTTGGGTTTGCCGCCGTGTTCTCATTAATAAACTTGATGTGTACTGTCAAGCCATCGAACAGAGTGTCAAGTGCAGGAATCACAGCAAGCTTGGCTGGATCGTCTTTCGGGGTGTCGCAGAATCCGTACAGGCTCGAGCCAACCGGTCCGGTGTTTGATCCTGCCTTTACTTTTCCGACAAACGCCATGACTTATTCCTCCGAGGTTTCCACAGACACAGCCGCTGCGTCTGCCATCCCTTCTCCGATGATGTACGCAATGACGCTGGCTGCGGACATGATCACGCCTGAGATGGTCTCCACCATCTCCCCGTCAACCTTGAACGCCATCAGCAGGCCGCTGACCAGTCCGATCACCGCCAGCCAGAATTTCCGCGAAGTGAGTTTCCGTTTCCAGTCGATAGTCATTATTCCGCCTCCTGAAAGATTTTGCACACGCCGTCAAATTCCTTTTTGACCTCTTCGATGGATTCCGCCGCCATGTTGTAGGCCGCTTCTTTCGTCACGACGATGAATACTTTCTTGTCCATGTTATTTCTCCTTCAGAAATTGAATTGCGGTCTTGATTTCCGCGATGTCTGTACTGATCTCTCCGAATCGTTCTGCATAGCCGTTGTGTGTGTCCAGCTTGCGGTCCACGGTCTTCATCCACATCTCAAGCCTTGCGTCCCTCTGCGCTTCTGCAATTTTCTGCTTGCTTGCCACTGCCCGATTGTTGATCAGGCAGACGATAACTGCCACAAGCCCTGAGATGATCGAGGCAATAACGGTTGCCTGCGCCGGTGTAAGATTCTGCATCGGTATCACCTCTCCATAAGTTTGGCCCATGTTTTCGGGCCGACTACTCCGTCTACGTCCAACTTGTAGGCCTCCTGGAAGTGTTTGACGGCTTTCTCTGTGTCTTCATCAAACCTGTCCGTCTGACCGTCCAGGTATCCGCTGGAATCTGCACCGAATTTATTAAAGAAACCGCGGGCTGAAAGAACTGCCTTCAGAATTACGACGTCATCACCATCCATGTTCTTGTCCACAGTCCTGGGCGGCCAATACTCGGTTGCCGGAATCAGTTCTGGTTTATAGGGCAGCACTTCAGCTTCCTCAGTTGTTGCATTTCCCGAAACAACTGCCGTCCCTGACAGGTCAAGCTCTTTCCTGATCCTCAGTGCCGCTTCATAGCGTGCCTGAACGTTATTGACCGCTGGTCTTTCATATTCCCGACAGATGCGGTCAATACAATCCCAGATCGCTTCTGCGTTCTTAAGGTATGACAGCAAACCAGAATATTCGTTCTGAAGTTCCCACATGGCAAAGTCTACCTGCATGGAACAAGAATCGATTGGCTTCATACAGCCCAAAGCAAAATCATAAAGATTTCTTTTTCTCTGCGGATAAGTCCATTGGGCAAGCCCGAATCCCTTGCCATCTCTGGCAAACTTTTCTTCGCTCATGCGTCCGCTGGTAATTGCGTCCACATAGGATTTGCTGATTGCTCTGCTTGCCTGATAGTCTCCCTGCACACGATACGGTTCACAGCCGCTTTCGCACTCCCAGTTGCCAAGCATCCCCAAAGCCCCGGCTTCAGAAAGGCCGTATCCTCGGAGTAGGTTGTAAATAGTTTGATGGTAACTCATATGCATCCCTCGATAAATTCTTCAAGCTCTTCTCTGGTAATCAAGGTCTGTCACCTCCCGCGCCATAGAAAAAGATAAGGACTGCGGATACTACTGCGAGATAGATCATAATCCTGACTAAGAGCATATCGGCATCCCTCCTGATTTTTAATGGACTGCCGGGAGGACTCGAACCTCCGACCCTATGGCTCTGGCCTACTGAGCTACGGCAGTCTGTGTTGCGGAGTGACCAGAAGACCGTTCTCGGTTGAAGCTCTCGTCCGCACTTCGCTTCTTTTGTCTCATACTTTTTATCCCCCGCCTGAGCTGGCGGTTGTTCGGAATTTCCGAACTCGTGACTATCTCGTGATTTCGCAAGATTTTCACGAGATAGGCGTTAGTGATTTAAATAAGCCTGTCAATTTTCGAGGCCCGAAAACCCCAGTATTTACTGGCCTTTTCAGCCCATGCCAAAAAACCTATTTAAGTGACTAAGCGTTTTTCGACTTTCAGATCTGCCCGTTTTTGGTACGGCATCTCATATGGGAAGTGTACACAGTATTTATCGCCGGATGTACATTTATTCACATGAGATGGATATTTTTCGCAAGTCTTGCAATCGTCCATAATGTATTTCATTCATCCACCACCGTAACACTATTCTTGAGCATCTCCACAGTATTCTTTGTTGCTTTCAAAAGCACATCAGCCGAAATATCAACATCATATACTTCGCCTGATCTTGCCATCCCAGCGCACACACAGTCGCAAAGCATCTCAATTACATCAATCAGATTCACATCTGCCGGATGATGGCGCTTAAGGTGGTGACGTTCAAGCACATCATAGTGAAGCCTAGCCCATTCACCATCCATAAACTCCATCTTGCCTTCGATGGTGTTGCACAAATCGCGGTAAAACATACTTCTGTATGGTTCTTTTACCTTTGACCAATCATGATCAATCGCTTGCATAGTAATCGCATCCGCGAAGTTACCCATCATCTTCTTGACGTCAGCTCTATGGGAGTAATTCGCTTCCTCAAACTCCGTCATTGTCGGAACTCTTTTGGCAACTCTGGAATCTCCATCGGTGTTGTGCTTTATTATAATTTTATCTATGCTATACTCCTTGACATCCATGATAGAATGATTCCGAGGTGATGCCCTATGACTGAGAAAGAAACTCAGCGAGGCCGTCCCCGTTTTGGATCGGAAAAGCAGAAGGCTGAGAAGTTCGTCAAATTCTCATGCACTCTGCCGCCTGACGTTTATGCCCGGTTAGACAAATTCTGTCAGGATGAAGAAAGATCCAAAGCGTGGGCATTGAGTAAGGCCATCATCCCGTGGTTGGAGGAGCGAGGCTATTAAGTCTCGCCCCTTCTTCATTTTATCATGTCCGGTGTTCCCGGTCAATAATTAGGTTCTCTGGTAACCTTATTAGGCCTTTAAGATAACTGCGATTGCAGAAATGGGATCGTCCATTTTACCATCTGTGGAGTATCATCCACTCGCCACACTGATAAATGTTTTTGCGTGCGATTAATATTCACAAAATAAAATGGATGTGTGTCATAGGCGTAAGCATCAAAAATTACTATCGGGATATTTCCATTTTGATGGTTATACCAGTTGCAATGTTCATGCCCTGCGTAGCAACACAGCAGATCACCATCACAATTTGAAAAATCATAGCTGTGACTGACGCCGTAACTGTCATGTATAGTTCCGCTTGATTTGTTCTTACGGTCAATGAGCATCTTGTCGAGTATACATTCGTGACTATTCACGACGGTGCCGGGCGCGGCTGTTCCATCTTTAGTCAATCCAGCTCCCCCGCACGCATCCTCATAAGGAACTGTCCACGTATCATGTCCCTTGTTTTGCGCGAACGGTTGCACATGAGACATGATAACTATGTCATTATCATCCGTGCCACTCAGCATTTGGATAATATAGTTCATAGATTCCGTGCCGATTACATAATGGCTATGGCCACCAAGATTCGCGTCGTATTCCCAACCGCCTATGATGACATACTTAATATGTTTTTTGGTGTCTACGATTGTTTCAATCCCATAGTCATTGTATCGTGTGCATTCGCCGTATTTAGAATTATCAAAATAAAAAGACAAGACATCTCTATATTCTGCGTCTGTTGGAACATAGTAACCATTTAGTTCTTTTGAACCGCCCCAGGTATCATGATTTCCCCAAATATTAATCTGCTTATCGGCTGGGATGTCATCTAAGCAGGTGAGCATAGCCTTGAAAGCAGGGATACTATATTCCGTGACATCGCCGAGTCCAATGCAGGCCGAAACCTCATCCCATTTAATTGCTTTTCCAAGATACGGAAAAAGTGCATTGTTTGCTGTTAATCGTCCATGCTGATCTGTATGCACAATTTGCGGAATAACATCATCCACACTCCGTGCTTCGGACATCCAATCGTTCCTTGCGTTTAGGATAGTATGTTGATACTCGGTGTCATAATGGTCATAGTCCCCAGATGTAAAAATCTCGGTCCCATGAATGTCGTAAGCTTTCCCTACCGTTTCGCCTTGCAAATTATATGCTTCTGGCAAAAGGCGGCCATTAATATCGTATATCGGCATAATTGTCCTCCTATTCAGCCGCATACGGTATAATTTCTAAGTAGTTGTTGTCAAAGACACTATTCATTGCGCTTACCCTGAAATACGCAGCATTTTGTGGGATTACGATATCACATGTAGCGCCTGCATTATTATTCAATCCAGTTGCACCAAAATTCTCGATAAACTTTCTCTCAGCATCATAAAAAGCATTATAGCTAAGATTATTATTATTAAGCATAGTCG